CGAGATCACCGAAGAAGTCTCCACCCCTAAAAGAGATGTCGTCAGGGTCACCGTTGCGACCGAGACCAAGAAGAGGCAGGAACGGAGCGACTGACTGTGCGATGTTGCCGAGATCACCGAAGAAGTCACCTCCCGACATACCGAGACCGAGGAGAGGCAAAAAGGGGGCGACCTGCTGTGCGATGTTGCCGAGGTCGCCTAAAAAGTCACCTCCAGACATACCGTTTCCAATAAACCCGTCCTTCGCTTGTTCTGCCTGAATCTGGTGGATACTGGGGGAGTAGTTACTGCCCTTCATACGGAGATCAGAACCGACTACATTCAAACCTGGGGGGGATGGGAATGCGAGACCGATGCGACCCTTCTTCTTGCCGAGTCCAGTGATGACTCGGGGTGCGTTGTAGACAACCGAACCTGCGTTCTTAATACCTGGGACATAAGGAGACCCAGCGGGGTTTAGCATATCGGCGAGTTCAGCACCGCGTTCGCTCCCGCCGTGCATAGCACCGCCAGAGAGACCATAACCGCTCTTCTTGCTGAATACTCCCGCGATTTTAGATCCGGTCTCGACAATTTTGCCGAGTTTCTCTGCCTTATCGGCAACCCAGTTGAGAGCATCATCAAAATCCTCCTTGAACCCTTCTCCAGTCATATCGGCGACACCCTTACCATAGACGGAGAAGTCCATGTCCTTAAGGTCATCTTCGGTGATTTTGCGACGACCTGCTTTACGACGACCGCCGTGCAGTGCGTCGTCTTCGTGTGCCTGATACTTATCGTTGGCGATGTTGGCATAATCAAATGCCCGTTGACGACTGGCGAGACTACGGTTGTAATCGTTGTTGTAAGAAGTCATTTAATACAGTTATACATTAACTCTATAAAATAATATTATGAAGATTTAAATCTCCAGTATTGCTAAAATCGCTTACATCAGGTGCTTCTTCATCCGACCGCCAGAAGCACCACCTCCAGACATCCCGCCCCCAGACAGACCACCGCCAGACTGACCACCGCCAGACTGACCGCCACCTGAGTAACCACCGCCAGACTGACCGGCACCCAGATCAGGGAGACCGACGAGAGACTTGTAACCGTCCTCCATAGCACCACCGACGAGACGCTTGACATCGCTGGACTTGTAACCGGGCATCGAAGAAGCAGACAACACATCCGAGCGGGAGAGAATGGCAGTGTAGGTCTGAGAAGTTCCACGCTCGAGAACGAAGACACCGGTGTTCATAGTAATCAGCACCAACTCGCAGTTGTCAGCGAAAGCGGTGGCAGAGAAGTTCTCAATCTCCACGCTGAACTGCAACTGAAATTGACCGATGGATCCGGGGGCAAAGACATCGTCTAACTCGATGTGCTTACCCATAGACAGAGCAAGAATAGAACCGCAGGTGGGGATTTCGTTGAGGGGTTGATTGGCGACACGGCGAACAGCAGAACCGCTAAACTCCGCCCATGTCTGATTAGACCCAGACTCCACAGACATTCTCCACAAGTCCCAACGAGTGGCAGAAGTGAGGAGACCTGCCTTGTTGTTGAAGTTGACACGGAGACGCTTGATGGGGAAGAAGCAATCGGCATCTTCGGCGGTCTGATTGGCGAGGCGTTTGCGAACAAAGATGAGAATCTTGTCGGGGATCTGATTGAGAGAGATTGAGTTGCTTTCAATCGTGGGGAACTGCCCAGGAGCAAGGTCGTAATCGCCACCGGTGGCGGTCGTAACCGCTGCCGGAATCGTGCCACTGACGTTGGTGATGTAGCGGGGGTACTCGGCATACGGCACCACATTACGGGCAGGAACAAGGTCGGAGGGTTGGCGAGTGTAATACTGGATAAGGAGACGGGTGTCGAGGAAGGCGTTTCCATTGCTGACTCCAGCGGGGAAACCGAGGGTCGTAGTCAGACCTGCAGTAGCGTTGGGGTTCGACGAGCGGAACAACCTGTTAGTAGAACCGATGTTGAACACCAGATTTAAAACCTGAATACCGTAGAACCCTTGGTTGTTTGACTGTGGGTCGCACCAGATTAGGGGTGACAACATAAGGGGTTCAGTCACTTCGACGACGATGTCGACATTCTTCGTGTCGCCGATGGCACCGACGGAGTTTCCAGCGACGCTCTCCAACTTGAAGGCACCGCGGGGTTGGTAGGACGGGTCGTTGTCGACATTATTCCAAGCACCGTTGGGGTTATTAGAGGCGAGGAGAGCATCGGAGTAGTTCCAGTACTGGTCGTATGCGACGGGGGTGGAGGTGTTGTAGCGGTAGGTCTCACGAGCATCACCGAACCTCATGAGGGCGAACATAACGTCACGCTGGTTCTGGGTGACGGTGTTGTTATTAATAGTCATCTGAATCGTGTTGCAGAGAGACTGGAAGGGGAATGGTCCGAGGGCAGAATCGTTGCCGATGTCGAGGAGACGACCGGCGGTGGTCAGAACACCGGACACCCTAAAGCAGATCTTCGTCTGGAGCATGATACGACGGGACAACACAGTCGCCTCGGAGGGAGTCTGGATGTTGAATGTGATACTGCTGTTGCTCTTGGAGATGGCGTTATTCACGGAGGGTGTGATGTTCTGAGCACCCTTGACGACGGCATACTTGACAGAGTCGGTGGTGGCGAGGACATCGTCTAACACCTTGACCTTGCTGAAATCGGAAGATGACATATTAGAATCGTTTATAATATATCACTACAAAAAAAAACTGTCTAAATCTGATTAACTCATTACAGAAAAAGGGACGATGTTGTTATACGCCTTCTTTCTAAACATAACCTTCAAAGTTGCCCCGCAACCGTTCTGGATATAAAAGTCGTGGACTTGTCCGAAGATGTCTTTCCAGACAACGGAGATCTGGATGGACGTGAGAGGGGCGTTGGATTGCAGGTCGAGGAGTCGGTATTCGGCGGTGGGTTCGTAAATAACATTCGGGAGGTACTCATCGCCTCTCGTGAGATTAACTTCTAAATCTGTCACGCTATTAATAATATTATTGTTGTCTTGGTTAGAGACCCCGACATTTCTACCGCTAAACAACTGGGGGACGCCGAGGAGCGAGGGGAGTACAGGGAGAAGCGATGTAGTGAAAATAATGCTGGTGATCGGACACATTGTCGGACCTGTGCTAAATGCCTGAACCATCTCGAAGGCGTCGAAACGGGGGAGGGTGATTCCGCCGATTGCGGTTGCCCCTTTTGCTCTGGTATTATCACCTCGGTCGTAGACTCGGAGAAGAAATGAATTGGGAGGTGCGTATCCCTGAAAAGTATATTCAAAACTGCTAAATAAAACCCGAAGGGGGGCGTTGAACCACATATTGGCGGAGGCGGGGGATACGGCGGTAGTGTAGGGGTTCCAGAATGCTCCTTGATTGAATATCGCTATTTGTGCATATAGGGTGGCGACGTTAGTCGTATTATCCCACAGCAGGTAGGGTGGGATGGCGTTGTCACCTGTGAGAGGTGTGACACTACCCGAGGCATCGAACACGACACTCGCCCACGCGTCGGACATGGTTTTATTGAGCATCTGTATCCACTGATTAAGATTCTGAACCCAGTAGTAGTTAGTAGTGCCGACATCGATCGTGAGAGGTGGTGCGACGGGTGCCTCAAAACCGGGGAGATTAGAACCTGCTGAAATATGGGGGATATATATAACGGGTTTAGTAGATGAGAAGGTCACGCCTGATGCGTCCTTATATGAGAGAGTAATCTCATACACAGTCTTATTGGGGAAGTCAGGGGTGTAGTCGTTGTTAGACGGGTCGTTGCTCTGTGCTAAATCTATCTGTGGGATAAAGGACGGCAAGGCACCTGCAGTGTCTAAACTAAACCGAACAATAGACATAAAATAATCATTCGGGTTGTCAAGTATCGACGAACTACGAACTTGAGTAAATGAGAGACGAGACGGAGGCAGACCAGTATCATTTAGTGCTTGATTAGCGACTTCCAAATCAAAATAGATGTGGGTTGGTTCAGCAGAGGACATTTTTGATTTATACAATATACATAGAGAATAATACTGTCTAAATACAATATCAGAGCATCAAATCTCTCGGAAACGGATTTTTACGGTGGTAATAATGTAAAAGAATGGGGAATAATCTAAATAATCCACATTATTTCAGTAATAATTTTAAAATTATTACAAAAAGTAATAATATAACGGCATTATGTAATAATCTAAACCCTATTATGGTGTAATAATCTAAATCTACCCTGTAATAATGTGAAAAAACAGGGTTCGCCACGAACCGCCAACGGCGGTGAGTTATTATCTCACGATATACTATAATAATGCCGAGCAGAATGAGAGAGGACGAAGTATTCGCCAACATACAAAAGGCGACCGCCGAGAGGCGAGAGTATGCAACCACCCACGCCGACGTGTTAGAGCAGATCTATCAGCATCTATATCCAGTTGGTCGCAGTATTCACAAAACCTATATAACCTGTCCCTGTGGTAAGAAGGATGTAGGCGTTTGGAAAATAAAGCAACACATCTGCTCCAAGGGTCACCGTAAGGTATTTCCGATCCCCGACCTATCGCAATTCGTGACCGACCACCCTAAACCCGCAATTGATATTGACTCGTCCATCTGACTTATAGAACCTCACCACCCTAAAGTCGGCGTTGTCCTGCAGGAGCATCGCCACAATGAAGTCACCGTTAGAACAATAGTTATTCCATAAATTATTCTTATAACACCACAACCCCTCTCTCCACCTCTCGACAATATGTTTTCCGCTGTATGACCCCGTCGTCCTTCGCCACGTGAGACGCGGAGAGAATATCAGGGGCAACTCCGTCACCAACCTCGTTATATTATCGTAGTTC